TTATAACTTTTCTATCAATAGGAGATGAGTTTTGTAAAACTTCATCAACAGAAAATTCTCCTCGTTCTGGTCGTAAAGGAATATCTAATATTTCCTCTAATTGATTTTGTAAAAAATCTCCTTGTTCTTTTTGACCAGTACCAGCTGGATCAGAAAAATTATCTTGTGGATTAGCTGTACTTAAATCTTCTTCTTCAAGGATGCGATTGTCCTGGATTGGAGATCTTTCAGCACTCCCAGATCCGCCAACATCGTACCCATCAAAATCGCCTCTTGCATTTGCTCGTTCGACAGCCTCACCGAATTGTTTAATGGCTTGACTTTCTTTTCCATCTGCGTGGAGTTTTGCTGCGATGTTGAGATCGTCTGCGAGTTGGTTGCCTTTTCTTGTGGCTTGGTTTTCGATGAATTGTAAGATTTTTTCATTTATTAATTCCCTGTTTTGATTGTAAGTATCATCAAGAACATTTTTTCCAGATGAGTTTATTTTATTTTTTTGCAAATTCAATCTTTTAAATAGATTTTTATCAGCTCTTAAACCCTTAATTACTGCATCTAAAATATCAGCCTTGTTGGTAAATAAAGATTTTGTTATAAATTCTGTACCTAATAAATCTGTTTGCTCAATTTTTTGTGTACCACTATCCATTGCTTGAAGAATAATAGTCCTGGCTTTTGCTAAATTACTAGGATTAGTTTGTTTTAATAATTGCAAGATAGTTTTATGCATTGATTTATCTTTAACTAAACCCGCTACCATAGCTGCATGAGCTGGAGGAAATTGTCCTCGCACAACTAAATCAAAAGCATCATCAGCTAAATCATACATTGCCATTGCCTCTCTAACTAAGTTAGATCTTTTAGGAAGAGATCCTTTAAAATCATCAAAAGTTTCTTTTGATATTCTTAATATTTTAGCAGCATCAATTGATGTACCGCTGCCCTCTTGAATATTTTTTATAGCAGCCCAAATTTTTATTTGATCAGGGGAATATCCATCTACCTCTCGGTATAACATTCCAGCCAATTGTGGTTTTTGACCATCATTTTGAGCTAATATTCTTTTTGCTAAACCTAATCGTTGATGTCCATCGGCAATTACTTTTCTACCATCAGCAAACTCATAAACTATAATAGCATTAGAGGCATGAGGATTCCATTCAGTTACATCTTTTAATCTATCGGTAACTCCAAATTCATCACCACCCTCTTTGTATTGAAATATGTTTGCATCTGTTTCTAATTCATCAATTTTAAAAGTAGTAAACCCATCCGCATATTCTTTTACTCCCTCATCAAGTTGAATAATTGGTTTTTCCTCAGTAGGAATTGAATCGTTTAATAAATTTTCTTTAGCCTCATCTAAACTTTTTTGATAATCTAAATCATTTTGTGTATTTTTTTTAAAAGGATTACTATTAATATTAATTTTTTTATTATCTTCCATATCAAGAAAACGATATAGATCTTTTGTTTTCATATTGTTTGGCAGCCCTTGAACAAACTTAATAAGATCATCTCTTGGCATTTCAGATAATGCATCCATAATTAACTCTTTAACTTCTGGTCTATTTTTCGTTGCATCATTAATAATTGAAGTTAAGTTTTTTTCTAACCAAGCCTCGGGATCTTTAGAAATTTTATATTCTTGATATTTAGCAAAAGGTATTGCTCCTGTTTTAAACAATCCAAGTAAAACAGTAGATAAAACACCACTTGCTGCACCAACAGTAAATATTGTAGTGAGAGCCTCTTTTTTTGTATATTCAATACCAAGCTCCGAATTGTTATAATCATAGACACCAAATTGAATAGCTGTTTCTGATGCCATTCCTAAGACAGCCTCAACTGCAAAAGTTTTAACAAATTGCATTCCAACTGTACCCGATAAAGACCAGCCACCAGTTGCTACACCTAATGGAATAGTTGCTAAAACTAAAGGATCAGTAATACCAGCTCTAGCACCAGCTGCTATTTGCCCCCAATTCCATCCAAATAAACCAGGCTCGGCATTTGCAGAAACTTGATTATTATGTGACCAGGCATCTCTTGCTCTATCAATAACTTCTTGATCAATCTCATCTCTTGTTTTTAAATCTTTATATTTAATTGGATCAGATTTTTTCATCTTATCCACTTGATCAAAATACCAATCAATATGAGCTTGATAAGAACTTAAATATCCTTTTTCTAAATCTTCTATTTCTCCATTTAAAACTAAGTTATCATTAAATTGTTTTACATGATCCTCTATTTCTGCCATTCCCTCAACATCGGGATGATTTAAGTATAAAGGATTTGGAAAATCATCACTTAATAAATGTTTATGTTTATTAAATTCTTCTGTAAAAACTTCTCCAAATCCAAGAACTTTGGAATCGGATCTGTACCTGGCATAAAAATCTGCTTTAGCTGATTCGTAGTTATCTTTAAAAGTTGTTCTAAAACCTTTAGCCTTATTTGCCTGGGTAAAACTAGAAAGTGTGTTTTCTTCGTTAAAAAATATTCCACTCATTTGTATTTCGCCAGTATCTCGTCTTTAATTAAATTTAGATCTAAAATAAAATATCCATTCTCACTTGTAGGTGATGCAATGTACTGTGGATCTTGGCTATCAAAAGGGGTGTTAAATGATACGATATATCTTCCCTCACCTACTACCCACAAATAAGGTTGTTTGCCTTTTTTTCCTCTATTAAAGACATCTCCATTTAATTTAAACTCACCTGTATTTTCTCCATTATACCATTTTGGCACTTGATCACCCGATGCTTTTATCCATTCATCATCAGTTAATCCTGTAATAATTTCTTCAAAACTATCTGTTTGCATCCAGCTTGGTGCATACGTTGCTTGTTTATTAAATACTGCAACACCACCATGATCTACACCACCAATAGTTGTGCCACCAATTAATTCATTAACAATATTAGAATATAAGTCTTTATTAAAAGATCTATCTTTTGGATCTGCTCGGTGAAGATAAATCATATTAGCCATATTAAATATGGTTGAGTTAATTGATGGATCAGCATTTAAAAAAGATCCATCTAGTTTATCTGTGATAGTTTTTTGTGCTGTTCTTCTATATTCATTTGAATCTTCACCAAATAATTTTTCTGTGGCTAGATTACTAAAATCATCTTTCTTGGCAAAACCATTAAAAAAGTCAGCTGCTAATTCTCCAATAATTGGATTGTCGGGATGAGCATTCATTAATCCAGCTATATGAGCAAAATAATGTGATTCTTTTTTTCCATCACCTTTAGATAATATTTCCTCAAAAACATTATCTGCATCAACATCAAATTCAGATAACATGGCAATTAATTGTATCTTGTCATCTGTGCTTGTTGCGTCATCTTGCCAATAATTCATAATCATTTGTTGTTCTGGTTTTGTTAAAAAATCCATTTTAGTATTATAAATAGCAGATGTTTGTGTTGCATCACCCCTCCTATTAGATACCCATGTTTTCCACTCATCAGCACTCATACTTAAATTCATTGGCTCTAAAGTAATTTTACCCACTTGATTTGCCCATTGTAAAGAATCTTTATTTAAAGCAGTTTCCATTTTTGTTCTTACAGTTTTAAGAGCTTTTAATTTTAATAAATCAACAGTAGCAACTCCCGATGTTTTTTCTTCTCCAGGAGGAGCATCTTGTAATTTTGTCGTATTTGTTCTGTTAATAGCTTCTTGTACTTTTGTAATTTCTGCATCAATAGTAGTAAGATTTGATTGTGAGGCATTTTGATATGTTGCCCACATTGTAAAATAATCATCTATTTTTTTAACAGTTTCAGTATCGCCTAATTCTGTTGCAACAGCTCTAGCAGCACCTAACTCGGTTATGCCATTTTCGGGGATAATTCCATCATCTAAACTATTTGTAATTTCAGTTACAATTTTTTGATTATTCTTAATTAATTTTTCATTAGCAGCTGCTGTTTGACTTGTAATTTTATCAACATCATTTTGAGCTTTAATATCTAATTCTGCTCGTTGAGTAAGAGATAAATTTTTAAAAGGATATTTACTTTTTTCTTCACTTTTAGATAAATCAAGATAAGCCTGGGGATCATCAGCTATCATTAATTTAGCTTGGATAAACTCTACTTCTCCTTGACTATATTGTGCTGCTAATTCTGGTGTTATATTAATAATACCATTTTCAAATGCCTCTTCATGTAAACCTATAACTCCATTTAATCCAAGCAATCTATCTTTTGCTTGTTTCTGCTCTAAATGGTTTCCATATTCCATCTCATACAATAATTCTTTATGCTCAGATTCATAAGCAGATGTCAGCTGTTGTACTTTTGTTTTGAATGATCCATTCATTACATTGAGGTTTAGAGCATCTACCTTGTTATCAAATTTTATAAAAAACTCACTTCGTAAAACACCATCATCAATAGATGCCATCAATTCCTTTTTTCTATTTTGAACTATTTGATTAAAGTTTTTTTCATTATTTTCCCAATCGGGATCATGCGTAAAATCCATAGCAATTTTTTTTAACCCTGGCTCATCCACAGTACCATTAAAAGCAATATCCATATAAAGATGCATCTTTGTTGTTCTTGCATTTTTTAATTTAAGAACTTCTAAATCTGTTTTTTGTTTTTCTAAAGTTTCATACATCTTTAGATCTTGACTACTTTTAACTTCTGCTAGTCGTGCTTTATTAGATTCTTCTTGCTGCAATAAATTTAAACCAACATTTTGTGTTGTTTGACCAAATTTTGCAATCGCATCGGAGGCTCTTGAAAAATCAGTTGGATTATATCTTATGCCAGAAAAAGTATTAGGTGCTTTTGTTGTAGCTGCTGTTTGTCTTTTAAATCTTCTAATCTTAACCATTAATAAAATCCTTGTTCTGCCATATTTAATGCGTGTAATCTGTTCATTTTAATTAACTGTCTATTAAAACTCTCTTGGCTTTGCAGCATTGATTGATTAAACACCGATTGTGTTTTAACTTGTTTATATCCTCCATAACCTGTGAATGCTGATGATGCCATATTAGCAACAGCGGCAATCTTAGCAGCTTTCGCATTCATTTTATTTATTGCTGCTTGTGTTCTAAATTGACCAGCAGCTACTGTTTGCTCATTGGCATTTATTCTTGCGTTATATCTAATCATTGCTTTTTCAACTTCTGCATTAGATGCGTTATTATGCATAACTTCTAAAACAGTTGGGCTAGTTAATTGAACTCCCGATTTTGCATAATTGACAACAGTTTCACTTTCAAAAGATCTGTATTCTTCTTCAAAGGCAGCAATGTTTTGATAAGCCAATTCCATTGTAGCTTTTGCATTATCATCTGCCAAATCAGCATTCTGATTATCAACAGCAGCCTGGGCATTGTAAGCATTTGATTGTGCCATTCCACTATACAAACTAGATCCAGCAGAAATTGCTGTTCCAGCAGCTATCATAGTTGTTGGCTCATGGTTTATTTTATTACTAAAAGCAAAGCTGTCTTGCGGTGCAGCTGGGTGATTAATCATTTACATATCCTCGCATATCTTAAATAGTCTTGTTCATTTTGGTATTTTGGCATCTCGCCCTCTAATGTCATTCCAAGCCAGGCAGCAAATTTTTTACCTGTTTCAAAATCTTTTTTTACAGCTGTCTGTAATCGCACAACATTAAAATCTTTTATCAATTTATCTAATCCTTTTTTAATTACCCTGGCAGATGTTACTGGATGTTTGTATGACAATTGACTTGCCATTACCCATCCCTCGTAAACACCCTCCCACATAGGAACGATACCACCACTACAAATAATATTTTGATCATCATCAATAGCGGTAAAACTCATATTCTCTACTTCCAAACCATCAAGTAATGGTCGTAAATTATCATCCACCTGGGTGAACGAACTATTCATTATTCCTTTTACCATTGCGTGAGCATGGTGTTTTTTAAATGCAATTAAACTAGCCATCGTAAGTTGAGAATTGAGGATATAATGCTATCACATTCATCGGCAATGGTTGGTTTTGTTGTATGACGATGAAACCATCTGTATCATAATCAGCATCAAATTCGATTTCTTTATCTCCAGTAAATAATGGCACAGCTGTGTCCATTGCAGCTGCACTAGATCTAAATGGAACTCTATCTAAATTAGATGTATCTTTTCCTACTAATAATCCAACAGTTTCAAATAAACGAACTGTTAAATTATGAATACGTTTTGTTTTTCCCTGGGCAGTACCATCCTGGCTACCCGCCTCTAATCGCATTGTTTGTAATGTTGAATTATATCCTAAACCTATTTGTACTTTAGTTGATGATCTATCTAATGTGATTGTGCCTGTTGCACTAACTGTTTTATTTGGATGTGTAGATCCATCAGCTAATATTGTAACTGATTGACCAATCAAATGATGTAATCCCGATATAGTTGTTGTTGCTCCACCAGAATACGTTAATCCACTATCAACAAAGAAAGCAGCTGTTAAATCTGAGCCATAATCTACTGGTTGTAAGTATTCAACATATCTCCTGGTTGCTCCATTAATTGTCCTTTTAACAATAACATAAGTAACATCTTCATTAAGATCTCCAGGAATAGTTGCCACACTTTCTACAACAGGATTACCAGATCCAAAGACACCACCAAATATATGTCTGTGCCATCCAACAACTTGCTCGTTTCTTGCATACGTTAATCCCGATAAAACTCCATCTGTTCTTACACACCACAAAATACTTTGAGGCTCTTGTTGGTAAGACATTTCGGTAATACCAGAATCAGAAATATGCTCGGCTAATATTGTTAAGTCTGGAGCTATGAAACCATCAGTATCATAATTATAAACTAACTCTCTTACTTTTCTTTTAGCTCGTTGAACAAACATGGTAGCATTACCAATTGATACTGCATCAATATCGGATGATCCATAACTTGATTGTTTTTTAATTTGAATATTTGTTGGAGTAATAGGCTCGGCAGAAGATGATGCTGTTACTGAAAACTCACCACCAGCTGTGCCGCAAATTAAAGACCTGGTAACTGTTAAATATTTAATTGCATTACCTTTATTGGATGCAATGGAATATGTCATTGCGTCAGCAGAATCAGATCCTACTGTAAAATCTTCCAAGGAATCTGTTTTAGAAAACCATATTGTTTGCGGATCATTATTACTACTAGCAAAAATTAATCGTTGTTCATAAAAGACAACACAACTTGGATATGTGCCTGTGCCTTTATTTAATACTGGGCTTGTAAGTTTAGTTACAACATCACTACCTCCAGCAGAAAATGTACCATAACCACCTGTGTTTAAATTATTTCCATCTGAATCTTGTATTTCAAATTTTAAATCGGGTGTTGTTACAGTACCAGCGGATGCATACGCAGTATAAGCCGATGTATTCCAATTTGCACCAACTGCATCCGATAATTCAAAAGTAGTTGATGATCCTACATTCTTAACTGTAAAAGTAATATCATTAACTTGTGTCATTCCTTTAACACCAGTAATCGTAACCTTTTCACCAACAGCCAAACCATGTGCAGCAGATGTAGTGACAACTCCAGGGTTAGCAGCTGTAATACCAGTTATAGAAAATTCATTTAGAACATTACCAACTTTATAAATATTTCCATTTAATTCTGTCATACCTCCAATGCTGGTAAAGGTAATAAAATTTCCTTTAATCAATCCATGATTTGTTGATGTAGTGACCACACCAGGATTTGCTTTGGTAATAGCACTCACAGTAATATCTGTACCTGTGGTGAGAGATATTTCTGTTAATGTCCAGGATGTATGAGCTGATCGTGATAATTTACGAATAGAATATGTTGGGTGTACCAAGTACATAATATCCGAACTTTGAGCAAATTTTATATTGGGAATATCTGCGGTAGCATAAGGAGATACAATTTCATAAATCTTATGAGCTGTGCCACCAGATGTATAGGTTGTATAAGCAGATGAATTAATGGCAGTACCATCATAATTTTGTAAAGAAAAAGTATTAGTTGTAGAGTTAGCAACAGTAAAAGTAATACCATTAACTTCTGTCATTCCCCCTACTCCAGAAATAATAACATGATCACCATTAGTAAAACCATGACTATTTGATGTCACAACAGCTGGGTTGGCTTTTGTAATAGCAGTAATATTTTTAGCGGTTTCTGTAATGATACCACCATCTCTATAAAATCTAATTTTTAAATTACTTAATTCTAAAACATAAGTATCTGTTGTAGAAAATTCAAAAGGTATAATTCTTGTTTTATTATCACTATCTCTTACTTCATGGACAAACATTGAGCCTGGTCGTCTTGATGCTCCGCCATGAGGATAGACAGTAAAATTTTCTAATGTCTTTGCTCCATTAAAATATTTACCTAGATCTGTTCTTCCATCTAGTTGCGGAGATAATTCACCCGCTGTAAAATTAGATATTGCAAAAGATGCTCTTGCCATAAATTAAAACCTTGCTGTTATAAATTCGTTAGCCTCTAGTTTATCAGCTGTACCCTCGGTAGCATCCATAAACCTAGCCTCTCGTATTTTATTTTCGTAAGTACCTTGCATTAATTGTGTTACTGAGTTTGATTGCGTAATTGCATAAGCTAATTCTGATGCTAGTCTTGCTGCAATAGCCTCTTGTAATAATGAATCATATTCGTTTACATCGGTAATTCTTGCCAGATAAACAATTTTAATTTCTGATTCATCTGTTAATAATTTTCTACCCTCTATTTTAAAAATATCACTATCTACTTCATTAGAGTATTGTGTTCTAATTACTCTTATACAATCACTTGGAAGAGTATATTGATAAGTAAATTCAAAAGCGGGGGTGTCTGTATCTGCTGCTAACTCAACTCTTTTAATTAAACAATTCCAATTATGTGAACGAAATACTGCATCTCTTGCTGATACATATCGTTGGTTAAGTAACCTTGCATTTTTACTATCTTCTGTAAGAGATATTATGTTGGATGCTCCCAACATATTTAATGCTGAGTTGCACATTTCTACTGTCGATGCCATTTTATTTTAAACCTGTTATTTATTGATTGAAAAAAAGGGGGCTAAAAAAGCCCCCAATTGTTTATACTGTGTAGTAAATCCAGAAATAAATTGTTCCAGAAATAGTTGCTCCACCAGTAGTGATTTTAATATCAAGAGCAGAATCGCCATTCTTATAGCCAAGTCCAGCCACAGCAGTATTTGCCGCAGTTGATCCCGCTAACATAGATTGACATTGCCCCGCAGCATTCCATGTGCCGACAGCTGCTAAATATCTATCAGCATCGCCAGAATCACCAACTGTTAAAGTTGAAGATCCACCCAAAGCATCAGCTTTGACGATAACATCATGTATAGTAGCATGAGCTGGAATCCTTGCGATAGTTATATCTGATCCACTTCCAAGAGATGATGCCTCATAAGTATCATGCCACACCATAAGGGGGCTTGATGAATTATTTGAATCAATCATCACACTAGGAGATGCATCAAGATTAGTAATGTTTACACTTTTTACACTAGCCATATCTATTTATCTCCTATTCTTCACAAGCGATTTCAACAACTTTTTCCTCTTCCATACGAGTAGCACCCAAATCCATTGAGTAGTAAACTTGCGTAGAATAAGATTTATCATCTCTTTCGCTTATTTTTGCGGTTATATCTTTACCAATACCTAACTTGATACCATCAGCTGCAAAAGCAATAACCTGTCGGTCTGGAGTTGCATCTTCTGTAAGTAAGTTAGAAGTGATAAATTCAAATCCTAAAAACGTATTAATATCTCCCTGTGCAAGAGCTTTAACTGTATTGTAGTCTGAACTCTTAACCTCAGTAAGATTTAATAGATCTGAAATCTGTTCGGGAGATACAACACAGTATCTTTTGATAGATGGATCTACATCGTTTTGGTCTAGGATTTTCTTAGCGGATAGTAATTTTGCAACAGTTAAACCAGCACTACCATGCACAATTTTTTGCGAAGATGGTAAAGCGGTTGAAGTACCACCAGATACACCTGTATCTGCTGAGCCTAAAGCTGCTGTTATAATTACTGAATCCATTGCTCTTCCCATAGCCGCAGCTGCTGCTTTAGCATAAGAAGAAGTCGGATCTATTAACATACGAATTTTATCCGCATCATCAATTAGATCAGCCCATTCGTAAGTCGCAGTATTTAATCTACGTCTTGAATGAGGCATATCGATTTGTGGAGTTGCTCCGTGCCTAGATGTTCTCAGCTGGGCAGTTGTTTTACCAATTTGTTCGAAGAAAGCATTTTTCCCCTTAATTGATTCGACATCTACTGCTCCTCTTAACTTTGATCCCATTTGCTGGGAAAGCATTTGAACATTAGCGGAATATTGCTCCACAAAAGAAGTTGTTACATTTACTGACATAACAATTTTCCTTTCATAGTTTTTGTTAAATCGGTTTGCTTATCCACCATGGGGCATCCCTGGATTTTAAATCTTTTGGATTTCTAGTCTTTCCCAGTTGTCTTGATCGCCTTTCGGTTGTGATCTATCCTACCATTCCTGGTTGGAAACTTATTTCGGGATTATCTCTTGGTTTCTTTTCCCGTAACTCTAATACTTGGGCTACTGCCTTATCGTGATCTGGATGTGTCTTATTCCAGTAAGGCATATTAGGTTGTGTTAATTCTGCAATTTGTTTATCAATTTCAATTGGTGATAATAAATTTGTATCACCCTCGGCACGAATAACATCCTCACCCATCTTATCAGCTATACCCATAAACATTTTTATAATAGCGGGATGATCTTTAAAGGCAGATCCATCCGCTAAAGGTATATTTAATATTTCTTCACTCGCAAAGGTTTGTGCTGCTTGTCTTGCTTTCATTACACTAGGATCAAATTGTTGTCCTAATTCTTTTCTTAGCTCTAACTCTTGCTGGTGTTTTTGTTGTTCTAAATCTCTTGTATGAGCATCGGCTGCCCCTTTATTCATTTCAGTATAATAATCTAAAATGCCCTGGGCTTGTGAAGTAGATAATCCTAATTTATGAACAGATGTTTTAAAATTATCCAAGGCTTCTGGATTATCTGTTTCATAATTTACTTCATAGTTTTTTGCATCATCTGGTCGCCCAGCAGCTGAATAAAAATTACTCCAATCTTCATCCGAAAAATTTTTATTTGGCTTAATCATTTTATCAGCTCCAATCATACTCTCCGCATTGACATAACTTTTTGCCAGGGATTCAATTGAGCTAAATTTTTTTAATGATTCATTTGATTGTAAATCTTCTGGTAGTGAAGAGATCCAAGTTGTTTCTTGTGGTGTTGCTGGTTGTTGGATTGCTCCAGGCTGCTCCGTTTGTTCTTCGGGGGCAGTTGTCTGATTTTCTTCCATTAGGTTTCCTTTTTGGTTATCATGTTAATAATATGAAGAACAACACTTCGCTGCCCCTCTCTTACAAAGGTTTCGTTTGCATTATCTGGTACAAATGTACTAACTGTAAAAAAACATCGTCTTTGTAAATCTGATAAAACTCTCTTACCCTCATCTGTATCAAATATATGTTGGTAATCTTTTTTAAGTTGTTCTATTAATTTTTGTGCATCAGCCACCCATTACCTCCTTTAATGCTGGTGTTGCAGATCCCGCAGCTTTTGCCATTTGTTCTGCTTGATTTAATTCTGTTTGTGCTTGTTGTGCTTGTTGTCTTTCATCACGCATTTGTTGTACTTCACCATCGGATCGTAAAACTTTAGCTGGTACACCAAGTACATCCGCTACATGATTTGCCATTGCATCCGTATCTAATATATCTAACACAGGAGCTAATTCATTAAGCGGTGTTAAGATTTCCATTGCTTGTATAATTGCCTGGACATCTTGACCTCGTTGAGCTTTTGCTAATGGAGAAACATATTCAATATCAATTTCTAATCCTTGTAGATCTTCTGGAGCTGGTGGTAATGCACCTTGGCGCATGAGTATTGCAAAAGACCTGGAGATAAGTGGTCGTAACATCTCCGCTTGTAATCTTCCAAGAACAGGAGCAAGTAATCGCATTTTCTCCTCATTTCTTTTCATTACCTCAGTTGCGGTCATTTGAACATTTTGCTCCATTAATATTTGATCAACAAAGTATGCTTGTCTAATTGCTTGTCGTCTTTGTTCTTCCATATTTAAACCAACAGGAGTATTGGCTTGGATTTGTAATGGCTCAATTCTATCTCTTGATCCAGATCTATAAAAATTTAATCCTCCTGGAGTAGTCTTAATCGGTAAGATAAAACTATCATCGGGAACTAATAAAGGTGGATCAATTTGTTTTTGTGCAGCTCTTATTGTTGTTTCTGACATTTTATTAATCATTTTAATATCAGCGAGAGCAATCATGGATGGAGATCTGCCATAGACCTCAAAGCTCGATTTTGACCATCTAGGAATCAAATAAGGAAATTCCTCAAAACCACCAAGGGAGATCATCTTCATATCTTCTGGATCAAAATATGCGGACATAAAAGGCATACTTTTGTTATCTACTTTGTATGGGTTAGCATCATCATTCGGCATTACTGCATGAACGATAGTAAGATCCATATAAGGATCATCCTTTGCTACTTTTTTAATTCTTTCCGATACATTTTCCTCACCAAACATTTCGACAATGTTTCGTGCAGCCATTTTACAATTACGAAATACTGTATCAATTCTACCTTTAGAATTTTCCTGGATATAAATTTCTTTAATGTGTCTTGTGGTAAATCGTAAAAGATCATTAGGATCATTTTCAATATACATACACGCAGTACCAAAAGCACATAAATCTAAATACAGCTCATGTACTTCTTGTTGAAAGTTAGATCTATCAAAAGCAATATACATTGCCTGGTTAGCAGATTCTAACCATTCATTGTTTTCATCCGTTGCTAATTGTGGATCTTTATAACGTAGAGAAAACCAGGGAGTTGCCGCATTGGTTAACATACCATGGAGGGAGGAAGATAGTAAGTTAAGGGCATGAAGAGCAGTACCATCATAGATTTGTTCTGTTCTCTTATCTCCCCTTGTTCTCTCTTTTATTATGTCTGCTCGTTTTGGCAGCACATAATCAGCGATCTCTTGCCAATGGTTTTCCCAATTGGATCTAAGATCAACTAACTTTTTATACCTATTGTGTAATTGTATAACTGGCATTTATTGTCCTAACGTAGTTTTTTTATCACCAGCCCCAAGAGTTGATTTTACAACTCCTAGAGTATCAGTAATAATATTTGATGATGAATCTGGTTTAATTCCTTTTTGTTTTGCTTTAAATTTTTTTATATATTCTGCATGAGCTGTTTCTGGAGTAGCAGCATCTTTTAATGATTTAGCTGCATCTAGCCTCATTGCTGTTGCTCCTATGCCTGGCATCCCCAAAGATAAAGCTCCAACCATTAAACCTTTCATTTTGTTTTGTGATTGCAACATTTGAGAAGATATTGGCACAGATGTTAATGCTCCACTTGGATCTCCACTTCCCATTCCTTGTGGTGTAGCTGGTGTTTGAACACCCGCATTAGGATTACCACCTCCATGCAAAACTTGACTACCCGCAGAGTTAGTTTGAAATGATGTACTTAAATTTGTTGCACCACTTGCTAATTTTTTCTTATAATCTTTTTCAGAAATTTTTATAAATTCTCCACCTTGTTGTTCAAAATAATTTCCAACAGTAGCCAAACCTTGATTAACTAATTCTTGATTAGCAGCTGCTGACACAGCCCCACCATACATTTGATTACCTTGATTAATTTGATTTTGCATTTCTTGATTAGCAGCGGAAGTGACAGCTGCCACTTGTTGTTTTCTTTCTTTATTTCTTTTTTCTTTACCCGCTGTTGTTTGCCCCATTTTATTGACCTAACTTTTTCTTATAAACAACATTAGGATCATCCATCAAACCTTGTTGTGATGTTAATACTGTTTCAATTTGATTGGCATTACTTGCTTGGAATGCTTTTGATGCTGTTGATCTTTGTGAATACGTTGGTGTTGCATTCGGTACTGGTGGGCGAGGTGGTGGCGGTGGCGGGGGTGGTGGTTTCTTTGGTTTTAAAAATCCCATGTTATGCTCCTAAAGGGTTGTAATTATTATCAGCTGCAAATTGCTTTGGTCTTGAATCATTCAAATCCATTTCTTGTGTAGCAACAGCTGCGGTCATAAAACTGTCGCAAAAATGAGAACTCCAATCGTGGACAGGCTTAGAATAGGTACGTTGTTTATCTAAATACTTTCGGTGATACCATTTAAGCGAATCTAACAGCGGCTTGGAGTTATCACTATCAAACCAACACTTGCTCAAAAAAAGTTGTGCAGCGTGGATCTGATCCTCTTTGGGTAGCTTTGGACACACTTTAACTGGTCTAAGCCCCAAACTATATGCATATTCTTTTCTCGATTTACCTGTACTCATTTCTCTTGTTTCAATGTCGTGAGGAAAAATAAAATTCCTATAAAAATAATCTCGTTCTCTTACAACCTGGGCATAGTGATCTAAGCCCTCATTGTTATTAGAGTAAGTATCAATAATATTAAAACTTCTTCCAATCTGTTGCATAAAAATTAAACAACATTTATCCGAGATCCCTAAATCAAAATAGACATCTACTGGATAGCCTGGATCATAAGGTATTCTTGTTATATGTTTCTTTTCTTCTATCTCCTGGACAAACTTAGCAAAGATAGCACCACTTCTATTAGCCATCCATGAACATTCCATTTCTTGCTCATACTGATCTGGTGTCATCAACTTACGCATCTGAGATAATTCTTTCTCATCTACAAGTTTTGTTTCAGATACTTTCCAGGTAACAGTAAACCATTCGGGATCTACTTTTGCTTTTTCAAATAAATCGTAAAAAGCATCCATTCCATTTGGTGTACCAATAAAACACACTCCGCCTTTTCTATCAGCGATAGCTGGTCTAATAATTTCTGGAAACATTCTTTCATCCATCTGTGCATACTCATCACAGAATACATAATCAAAGAACTGCCCCCTGGCACTATCTGGATTTTCTGCCCCGAATAATTGTATTCGAGATCCATTTGGAAAATCTGCTCTTAATTCTGTTTCGTTGTACTTCATTCCAGGTATTACCCTGGTATACATTTTAATCATATCCCAACTTATGAGCTTAATTTGTACTCTTGTCGGGGCAAACATTGCTCCTCTAAAGTTTTCTCTATCAGTAGTTAAGGCTAACTTAACTAGATGATTAACACCAAACGTAGACTTGCCACCTCGTCTGTGCATTACACATACACCAAAGCGGTATTTGTTTAATTGGTTATGCAGCTCTTCTTGCTGTGGTCTTGGAGTATATGGAATTGATATTAACTTTTCCATTTATATCCAGTCTATTGTTGGTAATCCATTGTAATTAACATCATAAATAAACCAACCAAAAGCCATAAGACCTCTAGCCACTTCATCTCCTTGTTTTTTAAATGGAACTCGTCTTGAAAAAATTAAAACTTTTTCTAATTTTCTTTTATTAAATATTTGTTCTCTTCTTTTTAAACCTTCTAAATAAGAAACTTTAGAAAGCATAACTACTTTTTTTTTAGCAAGTGTAAAAGCATGAGTTGTAAATTCTGTTGCTAAATTAAAAGGTGGATTAGTCACTATATTATCAACTTGTCTTGTTGATTGTAAAAAATCTATTCCTGTTTCTCCATATCCTCTATCAATTAAATCTGATGAATATACATCATATCCCTCGTTAATCATAAGTTTGGACATAGCCCCATTACCACAAGCACATTCCCAAATGTTGCCATCAAACTTTTGTCTATCCAAAAGTGATTGTGTTGCACCTATTGGTGTAGGATAAAAATCGTTTTCTTCTCTATCATTATCTTTGTTGTGTCCAACATAAGCTAATGCTGAATTTTTTTTCATTAATGTATTGTCTGTGAAATACCCAATTGAGTATTCATGTTATTAATTCCAAATTGCTCCATTAGTAAATAACAAAGGCTCTTAGCCTCTAAGTCTGTATTAAAGCCTGTGAACTCTATTGTTATTTTTTTAGTATCTTCGTTATAAATTAACGAGGCATAAAAGTTTTGTTCGTCTGTGTACGTCAATGTTTTGATCTCCCGATATATATATAAAAACATCGGACAGTATTTTTCTGGGTATATGGGCTGTCATATATTCAAAAAAACATCCGATTTCTGGGAAAAAACAAAACCAAGATCGTAAATCCAGGATTAATTCCAAGACTAACGCATTACCTAGGCGATGTTCATTCCAATTCACAAAACAAAATTAAAACTTTGAGTATCAAGCTGCGTATCATCGCACTTCATAATGCGTGTGCGAGAGCTTTCACTATGCGTAATTAAATACCGACATCAGCTGTCTTACTCTTATCTTCAATCTTCTTTGATCCATCATCCCAAATGAATTTGTAAGTCACATTGCTATCTTGTTCGATCTTACTCTTATCACCATAAACTCCAATGAGTTTAGATGCAGCCCAGCGATAGTGATGTAATCGTTCACGATTCCATTGGACATCTTGCGGCTTAATATCTTGTGATAATAAATCAAAGCAATGATCCAAATGAGTTGCAGCACCAACAGCTCTTGCAGCCATAATCTTGTCTGCAATCTTTTGATCTTCTCTCATCCATTTGTAAACAGCAGATAAACTAGGATAA